CAGCATTAGGATCTTTGACAACGCGCCATAGACCAAGCAAAGCACGCAATGCGTTACGACCGTTAAAGCCATACTTCTTGCCGCTTTCTTTTGTAGGCAGCAAGTCATCAGAAATTTCACGCAGCTTTGTTACGGCGTTTAAGCGCTTGTAGTATTCGGTGTTGTTTAAGTCTTCAGAAAGCTTTTGGTATTCAGGAAGCAGCTTAATTTCTTTTAATGTCAGACCGGTTTTTCTTTGTGTTTTTACAAAAGCAGCAAGACCAACTTCATCTGTGATGTTTGCTTTTGATCTTCCAGCTTCTATTTGTTGGCCAAACCATGCGCCAAATTCTGCCTCACCTTGTTCTACCTTGCTTGCCCACTCGACCCACTTTGGCATCAATGTATCAAAGTCACCCTTGGTAGCGCGGCGCAATACATCAACTGCGTTTTTCCAGTTTTCGCGCACGGGCGTGTTGGGTGATGTAGCTCCCAGCAAGTCAGCAAACACGTCACCCAGGCCACCAAACTCTTGGCGTAGGCGTGAGCGCATTTCTTTGTACCAGCCAGCCTGGCGAATAATATTCTGTGCAGCCTTGTCTCCAGCTTGGGCGCGGTTAAACACTCCCAGGACTTCGTCATGAATGCGTCGGCCTATAGCCTTAACCTTCTTGTTGTATTCTGGCGTGCCCTTCTGCATGATCTTGTCGTTTGCGCCGTTGGCAAACGTATACGGCACAACCTGGTATTGCAATTCATACTTGGCAGCCTTGCCGTTTTTGGCTGGCTCGATCTTTACCTTGGTCAATTCAAGTGGTGCCCAGCCATCCTTTGGCGGGTTAGACAGCTTGTTGTTTTTGACCAGCTTCAAGATCTCATCTGATTTGATACCGAGCTTCTTGGCCGCTGCATCAATGATTGCTTTTTCAGCGTCGCTAATTCTGGCGATCTTGCCGGTAGTGCGCTCACCACGCTCGGCCATTAGGACGTGTTGCGTTACATCGCTTTTGGCTTTCTTTTTCTGCGCCAGCAAATCATTTTCTTTTGACCACAAGCCACTGTTAAATTTTGACTTAACCGCAGCAGGGTCAAACACCACAATCTCTTTGACTTCATCTGTTGGCTGAAAGATCACACCGTCATAGCCTTGAGCTTGTAAGTCAGCGCTAAATGCATCAGAAGCCGGGCGACCGCCTGCGCGTACGCGTGCCTTGTCTTCCGCTGTAGCGTAGTAAGGGTTTTCTAGGCGCGCATAAAGCGGCATGACGTTCTGACCTTTTGGGCCAAGTGAGCGGGCCTTTTGATCCGCATACAAATTGGCCATGTCTGCTTTGTCGGTCAGGTACACACCAGTACCAAGCCAACCACTATCTTTGCGGTTAGGGTGGTTAACGTCAAACTTGGTGACGTTATCTGCTGTTCCGTGATACAGCAGCACTGGTGCGCCCTGATCGTCTTTGAACACCGAGTTGCCATAAAAAGATTTAAAGGCTTCCGTATCCAAATTAACTTGGCCATCCTGGCTAAACAATTGCACCTCTGGCCCAGGCATGTTGGACGTAATCTTGTAAGGGATCATGTCGTACAACTCTGATGGGGTGATCCCCATTGCCGCAGCCTTGGTCACATAGATGTCGCGAACATAAGTTGCAAAGTTCTTTGATGCTGCCGCGGTATACACCCCGGTAGATTTCAATTGGTCGAACATGTTTGTTTCGACTTCTTTTGCAGACTTAATAAAAATATCGTTGGTCTTTTCTTTTTCAAAAGCTTGGTTCATTGAAGCTTGTAGCTCTTCAGATTTCTTTTCAATAAACTCTCTTGCCTCACGGCGAGTCATTGTTTCGCCTTCAACGCGAAGGTCATCAATAATTCTTCCACTGACTTCTGATGGCGCAATTGTTGCCATGTATTCATCGATGGGAATTTGCACCTCACCATTGGTGGCCAGCGCGCCCTCTACTTGTGAAGCTACAACGCTAGACAGCTTTGACAGATCAGCAGCGTTACCGGATTGGCGCAATGCGTCTGCACTGATGTACACATTTTGTACCGGGCCGTCTTCGCTAACCTGGTCAATAAATTGTTTGAACGTGTCAACATCCCGAGTGCGAGTCCTATTTGCTTTAGATAGATCGTTCATTTCCTGGACAACATTGGCCACGGCCTCGGCGCGCTTGGCGTCGTGCATTGTGCTTTTGTAGTTGCCAGGCACTTCAATCAACGCAGTTGGCAATTCAGCCACAGCTTCAAGCAAGATGTCGCCTGGCTTAAATTCACCGGTCACTCCTTGAGCAACTGCTTCGCCTGTGGCACCGCCGGCCATTTGTAAAGCGCCTTCGCCAGCAACTCGAGTAGCAATGCTGCCAACCGCGGGTTTTGCGCCAGATAGTAGTTTTCCAGCAAGGCCCGCTGTCAACGCATCAAAGAAAGCAATAGGGATACCGCGCTTTGTGGCTTTATCGCGTGCGCCTTCCATTAACTTACCGTCAGTGATTATTTTATAAATTGCACCGGGGTCTTTCATGTTAGCGCCAGTTAATGACATTACCTCATCAAGCGTTGCCCCGTATTCAATAAGGTAGCTTCCAACAGCAGTTGTGCCTGCACGGCGCAATGCTTGCTGTGTAAAAAATGGGATGACGGTAGATGGGCCTGTTGGGCCAGCAACTGTTGCAGCCGCAGCAACGGCCAGCACTGGAGCAAACGTACCAGCCGACTGCATGGTGATTTCACCAACAGCGCGTGGGTTTCTACGGATAGCAGTAAAAGCTTCGCCAAATGTTTTGGCATTACTGATTTGCGCTAGTTCATCTTGAATGTCTAATGGCGTTTGAAATTGCTGCTCACGTCTTTTTAATTCGGCCATGCGAACCGAGTATTCAATCTTTGGATCGTATGACACACCGCCGGCAGCAGCAGCGTCTGCTTTCTTTTGTTCAAGACCTTTAAAAATACCGGTGTCTTGAATTGTCTGCGCCCAAATAGATTCAAACTGACGATAGCCGCGAGTAAATGGATCTGTAAAAGCTTCAGTCCAGGTACGCTCAATAGGCTTAATGGTGCCGTACTTGGCCTCCATGTCCTTCAAATTATTGATGTCATCACCAACAGTCTTTGCGTTGTTTGGGCTTAACAAAAAGTTAGATGTCCGTGGCGACGTTTCCAACATCGTGTTTGCATTTACATCACGAAGTAACTTTGCCTGGTTGGCTATGTCCTTGTATTCAGGAACAACATCGACAGAAATTTGTGCAGCTTTTGATAGCTTGACCATATTGGCAAACTCATCAGGATTAGTGTTGGCGGCTTCGCCAAGCACCGACTCAAGACGGTTTTGCTTTTGGACTTTCTGCTGAAGGCCATTCAGATAATCTTCGTATGAACTCATTTTTTAATCGCTTGTTTTGCCAAGTAGCCGTTTAGGATGGTGTCGTTATTTACAGGCAGCCCGCGTTTTTGAAGGTCAAAAATAATCTCTGCACGGGTGTCTTCAGGCACAATAATCTTGTCTCTGTTTTCAACTTGATACAGGCGCTTGTCACCGGTCGTTTCTCCTTTGCCTATCCACGTCATAGGATTAAAAGGATTGGTGTAGATCATGTTAACTTTGACCGGTTTAAGAATCTTGGTTAACAGTGCATTCTTTTCGTCCATAGAAAGCTGGCGCTTCTTGGCAATCTGTTCCTGGTTAATCTCTTGCTCAAATTGAGCGTTCAAGCGAATGCGTTCTTTTTCGTCGCTGCTGTCTTTTTTAGGATTGATCAAATCATTTAGCCCAGCATTCAGCAATTGATTTTTCATCTGCTCCTGGTCAATACTTGCTGCCAGGATCTTTGCACTACCATCAGCGCCTGAACCCTTGGCCACAAATCCGCGGTAGTCTGATTCAGACAGTAATGCGCGGAACTTTTCAATCTTGCCTGGTGCCCAAAGGTCTGGGTTCTGTTGAAGGTTAAGCAGCGTATTGCTGTCGCTGTTCTTTGGCCTGTTCATGATGCGCGCTTTGTCTTCTTGCTTGAGATCAGCCCACAACTGTGGTGGCACGTTTACCCAGGCACCTTCAGAAGCAAACGCAATGTCTGACGCCTTCGATACTTTTTGTTGGTAGTCTTGCGCTGTTACGGCTTCTTTTTCTTGCCAGTTTGATTTAATCCGTTGACGCGTCATTTCTCGATCTTCAGGGTCTGCAATACCGTCAGTGCGCGCAAGCATGCTAGACAATGATTGCGACTTGCCTTGTGCAGAAGCTACAAAGTCATCAACGCGGTTAAGCCAGCCTTGCCTATACTGACCGTACTTGTCTGGATTTTTGTCTGCAAGTTTTATGTATTCCGCTTTGCGTAACTCGGCAAATTTAGCAATGTCGCCACCAGATTCTTTAAGAAGCCTTTGAGCCATTGGCACACCCTGGTTTACAGCGGTATCAAAAGCCATTGCACGAATGCTAGGGTCTAGATTATCAGCGCCAATCTTGTCCCAATAGTTCTTGCGATAGATGTCTCGAGCTTGATCAAGCGAAAGGTTTTTGACTTGATTTGGAGAAAGGTTGTTTGCCTTACCATTGATGCCGTACTTTGTTGGGCCTTTGCCTGCGTCGTTTTCAACGTAGCCGCCTTCATGTTTGTTGATCACATAATCAATAACCGTTGCTGGATCGATTGCATCAATAGCTTGTCCAGACTTAAAAATACCATCACCAAGAGCAACGGCATTTTGTTTTCTGTAGCCCTGGTCAATTTGCTTGCTCAACGTCTGGTATGTTTTGGCATCCATCTGGCCATCTTTAAACGCTGTGTCTACAAGACCTTTGGCATCAGTAAATTTATTGTTCAGCATCAAGTCATTGGTGACGCCAATATGAACTGATTGATACGCACCCATAACCATAGCCTTGCGTTGCGCGCTATCGGCTGGGAACTGCATTAAATCAGCGCGATCTCTGGCCTCTTGTACAGCAGTCTCTGTGTAACTCTTGCGCCCTTGTGGGTCAGATATAGCCAGGTCAATGTACTGACTTTGACGAGCTTCTGATTCGCCGGCAGCATACACACGGATCTGACGCACTGCGTGTGCGTCCATTTGAGTTGAAAAATTAATCTCATGCTTGGCCGCTACTGCGGAGAACATTCTTTTTTGTACGTTGTTGGTCAGCGCTACTTCAGCGTCAGCCCGAAGTTTGGCCAGCGCTTCTTGTGTTGGCACATATCCGTCTTTGGCTTTAATTCCAATTGAATTCAAGTAGCCAGAGTCCTTGTCAAACAGAACCTTTTGCGCTTTGGACGTGTACCAGGAGTCGGCCGCCTTGGTGTTAGCGTCATCAATCTGATCCTGAAGCATCTCTCCGATTCTTGACGCGGCATTACCAGCGGCTTGAACAGCAGCCCCTTGCTTGGCCATTTGCTCTGGAGCAAAGTTCTTCATTGACTCCACACCTGGAGCGGCAAACGGTTGTGGATTTACAACTTCTGGCGCTACTGATGGGGAATCAATAATGGGTACGGTTGGCATGGTTTATTCCTTAATAGCCTATTTGGCGCGCAAGCAATCGATCCATCATTTTGTCTCGATACATTGTTGTGGCAAAAGATGTTGCGCCAGTGAGTAAGCTTGTTCCGGCTGCTGAAAATGGGTCAATTGATTTTGACGATGCAGTCATGTTGTTAGCGCTGACGCCATACATAGCTGCTTGAGTTAAATAATTTTGGCTTTGAGTGCGGGCGTTTTCTGCTGACCGTACAGTGTTTGCATTGATCTGCAAGATGTCGATCTCTTTCATAAGGTCGTTGGTGGCCTCAATCTCTTTGTTGCTACCTTCCCCTATGACACCACCGCTTGCGGCCATAGCGGCCCGTTGTGACCCCTTGGCTTTGCCGTATTTGAGAGACATCATTGCGGATTGCTTTTCACCAGCCTGCAAGATGCCTTGAGCCGTGACTTCGGCTTGACGTGCGTTAATCCCGGCAATGTCCTTTTGGAATTGCAGAGTCATGGCCTGGGAGTCGAGTTGATACTGTTGAGCTTTAGCGCCGTAGTAAGAACTGGCAATCGAGCCAATCATGCCGGCAATGCTCATTATTGGGCCGAGCGACTTCATGGCGCTTGCGTCTTTTTGAGCCTGACTGTTTAGGCCAAAAGGTATCCCGAAACTATTGCTTGGATATGCCGAATACCAATCGTTTGCGTTGTATTGACCAGGTGGGTTATTCAAATTAATAGCCATGTGTCACCTCTTGTGTTGATGTTTGCTCCACAATCTCTCTCCAGCTTTATTGCCACCTTACCGGCAGCGTGTTTTCATACGGGCACCATTACCCACCAATTGCTACTTCAACGGTCAAACCAACAATGGTCAACGGTAGCGGATCGCTCTGACGGATGTACACCTGGCCAGATGCTGCCCATGTCGGCGTAAGCATGACAAGGATCTCATCAGACTTTAGCGCAGGCGGGCTGCCATACGGTTCAGTTGTACGTTGCTTGGCTTCCACCAGGTTATCTGCGTCCGGGCCAACAAAGATGCCTGACGATTGAAATACTCGCAGCCATGTTTTGTTGATGTTTTTGTAACGCCCTTGGCCAAAACCATCAATTTGCAACGCCAATGGCAAAGTCTGCAAGTCTGATTGGTACGGCAGGCCGATAGTCACAATGTTGGCTGCCACCTCCAGGCTTACGGCCCCGCTTGTCACCACGCGCTGTGGATGCACTGCACCATCAGCCAAGATCGAAACAGTCTTGCCTTCTAGCCAGGTCAAGCCACTGATTGCATTGCGGGCAAAGTTCCAGACGGTTGTTGCTGTGCTACGCAGGGCCACCGGGATGGTCTTGTCAACGCGGGCGGTTACCACCGTGGTTGACGTGTAGCCAACAATTGTCAGCTTGTACAGCGTGCCGGCAGAATCGGTAAGGACAATAGCGTCACCAATGTCGCCTGTGCCTGTGAATTTGGCCGAGCTTGACGTAATGGTCAGCGTATCGGCTGGCCCCCAGGTCGTGCCGCCGGTCACGGTCATAGTCACTGCGGTAGTGTTTGTGCCGTTATATGTTGCGCCAGCATCAACAAAGAAGCACTTGTCGATGGTAGTGATTTCCCTGGTTTCCAGGCGCTCGATGTATCGCACATAGCTGCCATTGATCAATCGCTTGACGACCACATACAGCACATCTTCGTTACCTTCAGCCACAGACGTGCATGACTCAAAGCTGCCGTCAGTATCGTGATGGTGCCAAGATCCAATCTGCTGTTCTGGGATGTAGGTTAAGCCCAGCAAGTTGCCAGAGTTAGAAACAAACCAGATCAACGGCTGCGGAGCTTTACTAAAGCACATGTCTACAATGTCGTAGGTATCAAACAGATGGGCTGCACGGATCGACAGATCGCCCGTTATGAAGCCGTTTGACTGCCAGGAATACCCAAGCTCACGGATGTGGCCGCCGCGGGCTGCAACGTACACCAGAGAGTTATTGACAATCGATGGTTGCACGTTTGATGCACCAATGTATGACTGTGGTCGAACCGAGATTGATGTTGGTGTGATGGCGTCCGAGTTAACAGACGACACGCGCCACTCGGCTGAACCGGTCAACAAGATCAACTGGGTCAATGGCACAACGTGGCGAATGGTGTTGGCCTCACGCGCAGCAACTCGGAACTCAATCCGGTCGTCATCGCGAATTGGCAGGCCATAGCTCATATCGCTTTCGGTGCCGGACTTGGTCATCCAGATCTTTTGTGGCTCATTGACCGAGCCGGCAAAGGTTCTACGCTGCTCAAAATAAGACACCGCGCCAGGGTAATTGCCAGAGCTTGAGAAGTAAGAGTTGTAGACCGGCGGTGTTAAGCCTAGGTCAGGGCTGATGTTGTCATCGACCAGCGTTGTAGTTGTGGTGCTTCCAATGTAGCCGTAGATGCCGCCAAGCTGCTTGTACACGTTGTATCGTGAAGCCCCGCTTACAGCCGACCAGGTGATTGTGTTGTAAGCGCCTGTTATATAAATATTGTTTGATATGGTTGTGCTAGAAGATGCAGCAGACACGCTTACGCCATCCGCAGCCACAGCAGTTACTACATACACCATGTTGTTATAGGTGTCGGCGTTTACCGCGGCCGATGCCGGGATGTATCTAGTTGAGCTTACGCCGGTTGGCGAAGACACTGAAGACGCAAAGTTAATTGTTGAAAGCACCCAGTTTGTTGCACCCTGCCGGCGAAGTTCACGCGGCGCATAGTTTGGATGCACCAATGTCAAAACGTCTGCCGACTGCACATAGTGAATGTCAAACAAATCAGCTTCAGCGTATGGCGTTGGAATTTCGTATGCGGTTGATGGTAGTGCGTACCAATACGTTGCGTTAGGTGGCTGTTGGTTTGTGTGGCCCAAGATGCAGTAGTAGTTAACCCCTAGGCGCGAGACAAGTCCACCAACAACGTAAGCTGTTACGTTGCTCCATGCAGCCGGTGATCCAGCAAGCAAGGTTGCGCCTTGTGTGTGGAACCGCACATAGCCCGTTCCAAGCTCGATCACCATTGTCTGGGTAGTCGAGTATGTAAAGGGAATCAAACGCGTGCGCTTGGTGCTGTCCTTGACTTGCGTGACGTATGAAAAGCCTGGGCGGTTCTCTGCCGGGCCTTGTGGCATTGAAATAAAGTTGCGAAGCTTTGCGGCTCCGGTCTGGAATTTAACGTCGTCAATGCGGCCGAACATCTCCGGCGACATCACGCCACCAGAGAATGCTCGGGTGTAGCTGCGTGTATTTGCCATGCTTATCTCCCGGCCGACCAGGGCACAATGTGTTCAATGTTATTTCTACGTTGGTTTGAGTCTGACACTTTTGCTTGCGACATGTAACCCATAGCCATTTGCGTACAGCGCTTTGCTTCTGCCGAGCCAGCATCACCTTTAATAACTGGGCCAGCAAGCATCGCAGCAAGCTGCCACGATAGTGTCATTACAAACAAAGGGCTAAATGAAGTGGTGTCGGTCACATAGCATGTGTAACGCAACATCGCCTCTTCCTGGTTTGTATAAAGAACGTGATTGCCATCAGACGCAATCTCAACGCTAAAAGGTTGCGGAGAATAACGACCGGCAGCAATTACAGGGCTGTAGTTGTGAGCAAAATCTGGTGTGTCAGTAGGTACAAAGCGGCTTGCATAATCGTCGTTTGCTTGCGGCGGCATTACTGCAATGATGTTGATTGAGTCACCAGGCAAGACGTATGAATACTTCCACTCTGGCCAATTGTTTGCAATTTCAGCCAGGTTAACGCGGCGCATACTGAAGTTCCAGTTATGCATTTCAAGCAGAGCGTCCCTAGCAATAGGATAGAACCGCGCACAATGTTCTGATTGTGCAGAACCTTCAGGCGGTGAAATGCTTGACACGGTGGCGTTGTCGCCTAGATGTCCAAGCGCCAAGTTACAAATATCGACTTCTGATGCCATCGTGGCCTCCTATATGAGAAAAAGGGGCCGTGGTTTCCCAGCGGCCCCTATGACTACAGTACCCGACAAGTCGGATTACACAGAGCCTTATTCCGCGCTTGCACGCTTGGCTTTGGGCGACCACTTTTTAGTGGAACCTTCAGCCGCATCTTGCTCGACCTCATCAGTCTGAACCGGAGCGCCTTTAAGGAATTCCAGGTTTGTATTTTTGGGGCCATCATATTCGAAGACATCGCCTGCTTGACGCATGCCATTGTCAACGAAACAGAGTGTTTTTGCGCGAACTTGTGCCATGTGTTATCTCTCCTGTTAAACCACAGTAAAGCCAGAAGCGTAAAACTTCTTGCCGTCTTGGATGTCCATCACTACATCAGCAAGCACATTACCAGCGGTGAATGTGCCTACGATTGTGTAACGTGCGCCCAAGTAGCGTTGGCCAGTAGATGCAATTTGCGGGTTGATGAGAACAGCGACGTTTTTGCCTGCAACCAAGTCAGCCGTAACGACTGCATCAGAAGAGCCAAGAACAACAACACCAGATGACAGTGCTGCGTTGGTAGCGCCAATCACTTCAAACTTAACAGAGGTGCCGCCAGCCAAAGCTGTGGTCACTGCAAAGTTCATATAGAGATCGCCACCTTCGCCCATGTCGCGGGCAAGAT